TGTGCCGTCTCTTTACGCATCCACGCAGCAAATGGAGTTTTTTGGGAGAGGGGAAAAGGGCTGATCTACAAAGGGGAGAGTTCTCATATTGATCCTTGTAATCGTACAGGAAACCTGTATGCTTCAAGTATGACAAGAGGAGGTCAGAACATGAAGAAGGCAACACCAAGACGCTCACGCTGCTTGCACTGCAACAGGATGATTGTTGAGAAGCAGGTGATCAAGGCTGCTGATGCAAAGCAATACATCAATGAGTTTGGTTCTTACGATGAAGAGTTGGTGTGGATTGATCGCATGGAGAATCGTGCGCTGTGCGACACGATGAATCATGGAACTGGACACATCACAGAAAAAGAATGGAAGGTTGCATCAGGCAACTGATACCCTCTGATTCCCCCCGATGGGGTGCGCTTCTGCTGATCCAGAGGCGCACCCCATTTCTATTTGTGAGAAGATGAGAACGAATCAAAGGAAGCAGCATGGGTGGTAAAGGAAGCGGTGGACATAACAGGAAACCTGTTGAGCGCAAAGTGCGCACAGGTAATCCGTCTAAAAGGAAACTGCCTGAAATCCCTACTGCCACTGTGACTGCGCTTCCTTACACTCATGTGCCTGAACCTCATCGCCCACTTGGTGAGGCTGGTCGCAGATTGTGGGAGCAGGTGTGGCAGTCAGGTGCTGGATGGCTAAAGCATCAGATGGATACCGAACTGGTATTGATGTTGTGTGAGGCTACGCAGGAGCGCACCGTGTTGCGTGTTCGTTTGCAGCAGAATCCTGATGCGTGGCGTGACCGCAGAGCGTTGCGTGAACTGGATCGCCAGATCATCACTCTGCTTGGGCAGATAGGATTCACTCCATCAGAGCGAGGACTGTTGGGAACTGGAGAGGTGAAACAGCATGAGTTCAGCGACCTCCACAGGCGCATTGCCGAAAAGCGTTCAGCCAGCAAGTAAATGGAAGCCAGCGTTCTACACGCCACGCAAATATCTCAACACTGACGGTGACGAGATCATTGCGTTTGCTGAAGCGCACTTTCAAGTTCTCAAAGGTTTCAAGGCTGGCTCACCACTGGAGTTCACTAACTGGCAGAAGTGGTTGCTGCGTTGTTTGTTTGAGCGCAACGACACAGGCAGGCTGCGCTATCGCAGAGCGTTGATTGGGTTGCCACGCAAGAACGGCAAGAGCCTCATGATGAGTGCTGTCGGTGTGTATTCAATGATTGCTGGTGAAGCAGGCTCAGAGATTTACGCTGTAGCCAACGACCGTCAGCAGGCTCGCATCATCTTCAATGAAGCCAAGCAGCAGATTCAGAACTCTCCTCTGCTCGCTGCAGAAGCGACCGTGTATCGGGATGCAATTGAGATGCCACGCTTTGGCTCAGTGTTCCGTGTGCTGTCTAGTGAGGTCAGGGCGCAGGCTGGACTCAACCCATCCATCACGCTGTTTGACGAGGTATGGGGGCAACCCAATGCTGACCTGTTTGATCAAATGTCGTTGGGATCGGGAAACAGAATTGAACCAATGATCATCAGCATCACCACTGCTGGCTTTGATTTGGATTCGCTTGCAGGAAGGATGTACCAGTACGGGAAGCAGGTTGCTGCTGGTGAGGTGGATGATGAGACATTCGGGTTCTGGTGGTGGGAAGCACCAGAGGACTGCGATATCAACGACCGCAAAGCATGGATGATTGCGAACCCGAATCTTGCTGAAGGCTTGCTTGATCCAGAGGACTTGGCTTCTGCTGTGAAGCAGACAGCAGAGAGCAGTGTGCGCCGTTGGCGATTGAACAACTGGACACGCTCACAAGAATCGTGGCTTCCAACTGGAGCGTGGGAACAGTGCGTGGATCATCAGCGCACACTTGATCCTGATTTGCCTGTGTGGGTTGGAATTGACATGGCTCTCAAACGAGACACCATCGGTGTTGTTGTGGCTCAGCCACAAGAGGAACGGGTTGTGGTGCGAGCCAAGATTTGGCAACCTCAAGTGGATGGTGTGGATGTGGCTGGCGTAGAAGCACACCTCAGGGAACTCCACAACACCTATCAGGTACAAGAGTTTGTTTATGATCCAGCATTCTTTGAGCGCAGCGCAGAGATTCTGTCGGATGAAGGACTCAACATGGTGACATTCCCACAGTCAGCGCAACGCATGATTCCAGCCTGTGGCAACGCTTACGAGATGATTGTTGCTCGCAAGATTTCCCACGATGGCTCACCGATGTTCACGGATCAGGTTCTGTCTGCAGCACAACGCATGAGTGCCAACGGATGGACACTGAGCAAAGGCAAATCCAAGCGCAAGATTGACGCTTGCATTGCTATGGTTATGGCTCTAGATCGTGCAACAAGAAAACCACCAGAAGAACCCACACCATCAGTATTGGACATTTGGACATGAACCTTCGTCAGATCATCACCACCAGCCTTGAAGTAATCGGAGGGATTTGCATAGTTGCAGGCATCTGCTCCTTTAGTGTTCCTGTCGGTGTTATTGTGGCAGGAGTATTGATGGTGATTGCTGGAGGTCTAGCAGCATGAGTTTGTGGCGAAACAGAGAATCCCGTGCGCTCCCCACCTCTATTGATCCGTACCAGATCACCGCACGACCTCTTTACAACAACTGGTCTGGTGAGGTAATCAACGAGGTTACAGCATTCGCACATACTGCTGTTCTTGCTGCAGTCACGATTCTTGCTGACGCTATTGCATCAATGCCAGTGGAACTGACTCGCACACGAGGAGGAAGAATTGAGAAGTTGCCAACTCCATCCGTCTTGCAGAAACCAAACGACCACCAGAATATGTTTGAGTTCGTTCACCAGACCATGCTCACTCTTGCGTTACATGGCAACGCATACATTTATGCTCCAAAGGGATCAAATGGGCTTCCTGTTGAGATGCGCAACATTCACCCCAGATCAGTCCGATCAATTGCAGAAACCGACACAGGAGAACTCATCTACGACTTAGGAAAGATGAAGTATTCCTCTAAAGATATTCGTGCGATTCACTGGATGCTTCTCCCGAATCAGCGCATTGGTATCTCTCCATTAGAGGCGATGCGTAACACTGTCGGAACTGGTATTGCAATGGATCGTTTCCTTGCGCAGTTTTACGGTGAAGGTGCAACCCCATCATCGGTGTTGGAGACTGATGGTTCGCTCACTAAAGAGCAGGCACAGCAGATTCGTGATGCTTGGATGGAAGCGCACAACAAGCATCGCAAGCCAGCCGTACTGCAGGGCGGATTGAAGTGGCGATCAATCACTACGAGCGCAGCAGATATGCAGATGCTGGAACACAAAGAATCCATCATTCGTGATATCGCTCGTGTGTATCGCATTCCACTGCACCTGATCATCGGCACTGGCGGAGACTCGCAGACCTATCAGAACATTGAAGCGTTGGGTTCAGCATTCTTCAAGTATTCGCTTCTTGGATGGGTACGCCGATTGGAGTCCTGCTTCAGCGAGATGCTTCCTGCACCACAGCAGGTTCGTTTCAATCCTGAAGAGTTCTTGCGAGCAGACCTGATGACTCGCATCCGTGCGCAGCAGGTTCAGATCATGTCTGGCACGATGACACCAAATGAGGCTCGTGAGATTGAGAACCGTGAGCCGTATGCAGGTGGAGATCAGTTTGTTCTTGGTGTTGCTGGCTCACCGATGGCTGGTGTTGAGGGTGGCGATCTGCCAACTCTAGGAACGGATGAGATGCCACCTGAGCGCAGTCTGCGTAATATGCAGCCCGTTCAGCCTCTTGTTATCAATGAGACTCCGCAAGATATCTCCATCAATATGCCTGAACAGCGTGTGAATGTGGAAGCACCAATGGTCACTCTGCAACCGCAAACCATCAATGTGCCTGAGACTGTGGTGAACTTGAATCTTCCTGAACCAAAGATTGTGCGCAGGAAGGTTGAGCGTGATGCCGATGGTCGCATCATGACGATCATTGAAGAAAGGGTTGATGAGTAATGGCTGCTGGTTTGAGTTCTTATCTTGCTAATAAATGGCTTGACGCATTGGGGAACAACACCTCGTTTGCTGTAACAACCGTGTATGTGCAACTTCATGTTGGCGATCCGTCATCCACTGGAACAGCCAATACTGCTACTGAGACAACTCGTAAGAGTGCATCATTTGCTGCAGCCTCTTCTGGTGCGCTTGCATCTGATGCTGATGTGACATGGACAAACATTGCTGGATCGCAGGATGCAACATATTTCTCCGCATGGGATAACAGCACCTCTGGAAACTTCTTGTTCTCTGGAACAATTACTGGAAATCCGTACACCGCTGGCGACACTTACACGATCCCTTCTGGCTCTCTGTCTGTTTCACTGACGCTCGCAAGTTGAGATAAGCGATGAGCGTTCAACGCTTCACGCTTGATGAATCTCAACTAGACAGCACCGCCTATGGATTAGATGGTGCATCACCAGCATTCACACTTGACAACAACTCTCTAGATCAAGGTGTTCTAGACGGAACAGACTTCACAACAGTTGGTGTTGCTACAGGATCTGGTTCTCTCACAGCAACAGCATCTACTGTTGTCACTCCAGTTATTCGTGTCACTGCTGCTGCGTCACTTGGTGCAGCGACAGCCACTAGCAACGCAAAGGTCGCACACACCGCTACAGCGACAGCCACCGCAAGCGCAACCGCTACAGCAACAATCGCAATCACAAACCTCGCAATAGGGAACGCTCCGCTTGGATCGCTCACCGCAACCAGCACAACAGCAGTAACAGTCACCGCTAGTGCATCCAGCACTCTTGGCATCACCAGCGCAAACGCAACATCCACAGTCACTCACATCGCTACTGCTATCACATCGGCAGCACTGAACTCCACAGCATCAACTGTCGTTTCTCACAATGCAACCGCTTCAGCATCTGGATCACTAACAGCAACAGCAGCAACACAAGTTGTTCTGATCAATGCAGCGTCTGCAGAGTTTGGTTCTTTGAGCGCATCTGCAATAAGTGAAACCTTTGGTTCTGTCACTGCAACAGCAGAACTTGGATCGGTGGAGGCAACAGCAATAGCAATAGTCACACCAGTTGTGAAACCAGCCAGTAGCGGTGGAGTCAGATGGGTACAACCAACACCTAGACAGCATCAGAAAATTGAACAAATAAAACAAGAAGAACCACTGAAGGTTCAGCCTCCTAAACCAGTTATCAAGCCGAAACCAAAGCCTGTGCGTGTAGTCTCTAGTGCAGCCTCTGCAGAGTTTGGTGCGCTCACTTCCAGTGCGTTCGCTAACATCTCGTGGATTGCGGAACTAGATGATCTGGAGATAATGGAACTGATATGAACAGCACGAACCATACGATCACCAGCACACGATCACTTGTTATCGCCAAAGACGATGTGACACGCACTGTGTATCTTCATGTTCTTGGTAATGGAACTGTCTACATCGGTGGATCAAATGTGACCACAACCAATGGAATGCTCACAGAAAAACACGCTGTGCCATTTCAATTCATTCTTCCAAACAATGAAGAACTTTACGCCATTACTGCAGTTGGCGTAACAGAAGAACTAAGAATCCTCACACCAAGCACGGACTAACTATGCCTTACGGAATCTCACAGAATCAAAGCGATTGCAGTGGATGGGCTGCAGTTATGCGTGAACCAGATGGTTCATACACAACCATTGGCTGTCATCAAACCAAGAAGGATGCAATTGCTCAGATGGTCGCTGCATCTATTTCAGACAAGATTGATCCAATCGGTGAGGTTGGCAATCGGCAACTTCCAGAAATGCCAGAAACTGAAACAGAGAACGGTGAAGATGCTGATGAAATGATTGAGGGTTTGGCTGACATGGTTGAGATGGGGTTGAACCCACGACAGTTCGCCATGTATGAGTTCTATGAGAAGTTGGCTGAAGAGTTCGGAATGTTTGATCAAGGCATTGGTGCAAACGGTGCGCACTATGTCGCCGAGTCTCCGTTCGCTTCTGAAGGCATGATGTGTTCTAACTGTGTTCTCTTTGAGGGTGGTCGCAAGTGTGAAGCAGTTGAGGGTGATATCGCTCCAAATGGAATCTGCAAGTTGTGGGTGATCCGTGAGGATTTGCTTTCAGTAGAACCAACTGAGGTGGCGCAGCGTGTTGAGGTGCGCAAGATTGATCTGTCCGCTCCAGCGTTTATGCGAGCCTCTGCTAGACGAGGTTTGGCTTTGCATGAAGAGGGTTTGAGTGGTGATGGTCTAATGCCACAGACAGTTGAGGATGCTCGTAAGATGGCTGAAGGCATTGTCTCTG